GATTGGTGGACGGAATGGAGAGAGCTAGTCTAGCTGATGTGCTACGCTGGATTAGAAACGATTCTGCTCAATATTTTAAGAATCAACGCTCTCTTATAGATAATTCTTGTAGATTGCATGAGAAGCTTGAATTGTGTGAAACTTGCCAGATGCCCGTATCAATGTGCGAATGCGATGTGCCAGGCTCCCCATATTACGTTCAAAGGGAGAAATTGGACAGTCAAGCTGGTTACACCATGCAACATTTATATGATTCGTGGTCTTTGGCGCAGACAGTTTACCGCTTCACCCAGAGAACCAGAACCTGGATGAATACCGTTGCTCCCGGAATAAGATTGGCTCTACACGGTGTAGATGGTATGTTAGGTACGGAGGCTTATGCACGAGTACAGTATATTGAAGATAACGTGTTTACTCATGTCATGTCCCGCTTACCAGGATGCTTTGTAAACATTGACACACTAGCACATATGTTTTTGGTGAGAAAAATAATGTCTTCACGACTGGCTATGTATTGTGCGTATTATGCGTTGTGGTGTGCAGTATTTACCATGACAGTTGGTTTACTGTTTAGCCACTCGTACATATACGTATTGTGGATTCCGATAGTTATGATGTGCATAGTTCTATCTGTTGAGAGAGACTTATTGTACACAAGAATAGTTAACGACAGAGACACCGCGCGTAGAGTCGTAGAAAGATTTCGTCAAAGCCATGCTGTGCGAGTGGGTGCGCTATGCGTAGGATTGTACGCAGCATATAAGATAGTCAAGTTGGTAATGATGCTGAATGAAGGCAAGAATGCAGCAGAAGCTACATATAAAGAATATTCTTCCGAGTTGTTTGGACAAGGTAATTTGGATCCAGAAAGTGACGGAGATATAGAGATGAGAGACTTACAAGAGAACGTTTGGCAAGTTCCGAAATTACAGAAGATGCCAACTACTCACAAGATGCAGACGATAACACCAGAGCAATTGAGTAGCAAAGTGTTTAAGAATTTGGTTCATATAACACTTACACATCCTGAAACAGAACGCACTTTTAGTACAAACGGATTTTTCCTGTGTTCCAACGTATTGGTAATTCCACAACATGTATTAAACGTGGGAGACAACATGAGGATGAGTTGCGTTAGAAATGGTTGTCCGGGTGGACAATTCAGGTGCATATTATCTAGAGCGCATTCGGTGCCTGTCAATGGGCAAGATTTAGTTGTGGTGTGGGTTCCCGCTGGTGGCGATTGGTCCAATTTATTAGACGATTATATAACGCTAGATAAACCTAGGGATACAATAGCTACGCTTGTACATAAGACAAAGGAAGGTAATAGGATTGAATCCGCCTTGTATTGTCAAGTAGGCACACAAGAAAGCAAGTCATATGGTAAGTACTTCGGGGCAAGATATAATGTGCAATTTCCCACGTTTAAGGGATTGTGTATGTCGACAGTGGTCTCGGCAGGGAAATCTCCACGGATAATAGGTTTCCACGTTGCAGGTAAAGATAA